CACTTTGTTATATGCTTCTTGTTCAGCCTTTTTTGATTGCAACATAGTAAGATATGGAGCAATAATCCGAGTAGAGATAAAATCATTCTTGGTCGTCGGATTGCCGTTTTTGTCAAGGATGGTAGGTACTTCCATCACTGAAGGCAAGTTACAAGTATTCTTTCCGTCATTCCTTGATGTCGGATCGAAAGTAATAGTACGTCTCTGCACTCCTCTCTCACTCTTCATTTCCAAGTAACCTAACAAATCAAGTTCGGTGACGATGGAGTTGTAGGACTTCTCACGTAAGGCAGGAATAAACACCGTATCATCACCCTCTTTTCTTGTGTCACGATGGGCAACAAAAATGATATGTTTCTTCAGACTTGATAGCGTTCTTGTCATCCAAGAAAATTCAGCATTGATACCGCCCCAATCTCGAATAGATGGCTGCCTGGTTCCACATTTATAAGTGATGATAAAATCCATCATCTTACCAATGGTATCAACCACAATAGTCTGATAAACAGACAAATCTTCTTGCAAAACCAGCTGAACATCATTCCAAGAAGTGACCTGTACAGTGTCAATATTCTCCAAATGAGCCATATTCATACGCTTAACACCGTTGTCAAAATCCAACAACAGAGGCTTTGGTGCACTCAAAGCTACTGTGCTCTTACCCATACCTGCTTGACCGTAAATCATCATCTTTACGTTTGTTGGAATATTCAATTCCGTTGATTTTCTGATTAAACTCATGATTGTTATATTTTTAGTTAGTAATTATATTAGAGACTTCAATAAAGGATCTATACCATCCTTCAATTCTTTAAGTTTCTTCAGCGAATAAACTTTAGGACTATTCCTATGTACACCAGCCCTTTTCCAAGTCAATGCTCCCGTAGCGCACTGATGAGCCAACCACCTTCTACCAAATCCAAGTCGTATAGCTTGCGTTTCCGTAATCTCATCAATGACCGGATCCTTGAGATCGCATATTCGCTGACAGCTTCTTTCGCGGCCGCTTTTATTATTTTCTGTAATTGCCAAACGTCAAGTTCCATATAATAAAGGCATATTACGCCCTCTAATTCTTACACGAACACGGGCAATAAGTTCTACATTGGCATTAGAACGGGTTCGGATTTGTTGCCGTTTCATGTCTAAATGACTATCAACACAAAGAATAATCAAAAGTACACAAGCAACAAATGATCTCATGGCCGGCGAAAAGTCCAGCGTCAACCGGATACCTGATATCCTCTCGGCTAACTTTAATGCCAACTCCCTCCCATTCCGAACACCCAAAATTAAAAATGCTGTCTGAAGCTGGTTATTTATCGTACTTACTGCACGATGCTTCAATACGGCAATCTCCTTTTTTTCATACCCGGCTGCGTACATTTGTGCTGTAATGTCACATTCGGGCGTTAACTCGGTAAATACTTTCATAATCGTGTGTATTTAAAGTTTGAATCAGGAATCTCTAAATACTGTAACTATCCCTTTCGGAACATTAGTTTCCGATCTCCACTT